GGCATTAACAAGCACAGCACAGATTACTACTTGGTATGTAGGATTATATGGCGCAGCCGCAAGTAACACGCCAGCCGCTGGTGACACCATGTCGTCCCACACGGGCTGGAATGAGATTGATTGCTACAGTGATGGCAATCGCCCAACCGCTACGTTTGCACCGGCAACTAATGCCAATCCGTCCGTGGTAACGAATACATCAAACAAAGCTGTGTTTAACATAGATACTACGGCGACGGTCGGTGGTGCTTTCCTAACAAGTAACAATACAATCCTAGGAACTTCGGGTACGTTATTTTCGGCAGCGGATTTCCAATCTCCAGGAGATAGGTCGGTGGTATCCGGGGATGTATTGTCAGTTACCTATCAATTCTCACTGTCGGCATGAGTGGATATGGTTCTGGATACTGGGGTCAGGCAGCTTGGGGTGGTGGTGTATCAGATGCCACAATTCTTGAAGCTGCTACTGGATCCGACGCAATTACGCCAAGTAATGGTGTATTTGCTTCGGTTCTTGAAACCAGTTCCGGGGCTGATACAGTCTCTTCTAACTTTATCTTCTTTGGCTCCATATTGGAGACGGCGACGGGGGCAGACACCGTTAGTGCCGCACAAAACTTCGGCGTTCTTATTCTGGAAACAGGATCAGGCGCAGACACCGTATCAGCATCAGCATCGGTATTTGGTCAGGTTGTGGAGACCGGCGCTATCACAGATAATACGAACGGTATACGATCACTCTTTACGAGCGTCTCGGAGACTGCAACAATTGCGGATAGCATCCTTGGGGCGTTGTTCTGGGAACAAATCGATGACTCGCAAACCGCTAATTGGCAGAGTATCAATAATGGGCAGACGCCTGTATGGACCCAGATTAACAATTCACAATCTGCTAACTGGACTGAGATAACGACATGACTGTCAATTACACCACCCTTTTGGCGCTTGGTCAGCCGGTTACAGGAACCGAGTCTGGTACTTGGGGCGACGATGTTAATAACGCGATTACATCGTACTTAGACATTGCGATTGCCGGTACGCAGACGATCACAACAGATGGCGATGTCACGCTTACGCTGACCCAAGGGACCAGCTCTGCGACAAACATTAGCAGCACCTCTGCCCAGTACATGATTCTTAACTGTACTGGCGCAAGGACAGCATCAAGGAATATCGGCGTACCGAATAGCAGTAAAGCCTACATCGTGATGAATAACACCACGGGTGGGTACAACATCACGATTCGGGGAAGTACTGGTCCGACCACTGGTATTACCGTTACCCCAGGCAAACAGACTTGGGTGGCTTGGGATACTAACTTAGGCGATTTCCGTGAGATTGCATCGGGTGACGTAGACGGTCCAGCATCTTCTACGGATAACGCGATTGCAAGGTTTGATGGAACGACCGGCAAGGTTATCCAGAACTCAGCAGCAACGATTGCTGATTCGACGGGCGATATAACGGCTGGTAAGTACAACGGCCTGACGGTATCAACGACCACGGGTACGTTAACGATTGCCAACGGTAAGACGGCAACGGTCAACAACACCATTACCTTGGCTGGTACTGATAGTACGACCATGACATTCCCCTCTACCAATGCAACGGTAGCGAGGACAGATGCGGCTCAGACTTTTACAGGTACACAGACATTCAGTTCGGCGCCAGTTGTATCGACACTGACCGCCAGCAAGCCTGTATTCAGTGATGGCAGCGGTGCGTTGACATCGACTGGAACGCTTGCCACGGATCAAGGCGGTACGGGTCAGACCAGTTACACGGCTGGTGATTTGCTTTACTACGCAACAGGTACGGCGTTTACCAAGCTAGGTATTGGTAGTGCAAGTACGGTACTGACATCGAGCGGATCGGCTCCTCAGTGGACTTCGCTTTCTGGCATTTCGGTTGGCACAGCAACTAACCTGGCTGGCGGCGCGGCAGGATCTGTACCGTATCAGACGGCATCAAGCACAACGTCATTCCTTGCAATCGGCACAGCCAATCAGGTACTGCAAGTCAATTCAGGCGCAACGGCTCCTGAGTGGGTAAGCAGTTCTGGCACAGGCAATATTGTTCGGGTAACGTCTGCTACGCTGGTGACACCGACACTTGGCGTGGCTTCTGCAACCAGTGTAAATAAGGTTGCAATTACCGCCCCTGCGACAGGTGCAACACTGACACTGGCTGATGGATCGACGCTTGCAACTTCGGGTGCTAATAGCCTGACGTTTACGACCACTGGTGCAACGAACCTGACCTTACCTACATCAGGAACGGTAGCAACGACGAGCAATACGGTTGCATCTATTTCGTTTGGCACCACGGGCTTCACACCAAGCACAGCAACGTCGGGTGCAGTAACAGTAGCGGGTACGCTGAGTGCAGCAAATGGTGGCACAGGCGTAGCAAATAACGCAGCCAATACGATTACTTTCACAGGTAACTATAGTCTTGGTTTAACGCTTTCCGGTAGTACGGCGGTTACGCTTCCAACGACCGGCACGTTGGCTACATTGGCAGGTTCGGAAACCCTGACCAACAAGACGATCAATGGTTCTAACAACACCATATCCAACATTAGCCTGACCACGGCAGTAACCGGTACGTTACCCACAGGGAATGGCGGTACAGGCAATACGGCAACGCCTACAAATGGACAGTTGCTAATTGGTAATGGATCTGGATTCAGTCTTGCTGGTCTGACCGCTGGGTCAAATATCACCATCACAAACAGTTCGGGCGGTATTACGATTGCTTCGACTGGTGGTGGAACCCCCGGCGGGTCTAATACCCAAATCCAGTTCAATAACTCCAGTTCGTTTGGTGGATCGGCCAACTTTACTTGGGATGGCACTAACGTCCAGATTGGCGCAACCGGGGCATTAAGGTTTGCTGATACTGATTCATCGAATTATGTGGCGTTCAAAGCCGCCGGTACGGTTGCATCGAATGTTACTTGGACACTGCCAAGTACAGACGGTTCCAATGGTCAGGCTCTTGTTACGAACGGCACAGGAACACTTTCCTGGGCAACTCCTGGCGGCTCTCCGGGCGGTTCAACAACTCAGCTTCAGTACAACAACGCCGGATCATTTGCTGGCGCTACGAACCTCGTTACGGATGGCTCAAACCTCACGATCAACGCTCAGGGCGATCTGAGATTTGGCGACAGTGATTCATCAAACTGGGTTGCCTTCCAAGGTCCGGCAACGATTGCTTCTAATGTAACTTGGACGCTACCAAGCACGGACGGCACAAGCGGACAGTTCTTAAGCACTGACGGCTCTGGAACGCTTTCATGGGCGACTGGCGGAGGTGGTGGAAGCGGAAGCTACACAACTTACACCTACACAGGTAACGGCTCAACCACGACCTACGCCGCAACCAGTGGTATTACGGTTGACAGCGTCCTCGTGATGGAGAACGGTGTTGTACAAGTCCCAACAACGGACTACACCATATCAGGATCGAATATTGTATTTACGACCGCACCTGCAAGTGGCGTTGCTATTCAAATTAGGGTTCTAGGCGGCGGCGGAAGTGGCGGAAGCAGCACTGGTGCAAACATTTATTTAGCTAACACCTTCGGAGCGTTTTAATTATGGCTGTTACAGCAACCCCAATTTTTGTACAAACGCCTGATGTTGGCGCTAACAACGCCATCATTTCGACGGCGATGACTAACACCAAAGCGTTTGACGGCACAGAAACCGCAGGAACTGCATTAGCACTTATCTTTACAGCGGGTGCTAATGGAAGCCGGATAGATCAGGTGATGTGCAGGCTAGCATCAACCAACGGCGCGACTGCATCTGGAACAAGCAACGCAACGGTTGTAAGGTTTTGGATCAACAACGGTTCTGCAAACACAACCGCTGGGAATAATATATTCTTAGGTGAAGTTGCAATTCCTGCTACGGCGGTTACGGCGTTAGCGACATCAGCTTTAACGACATATCCGCTGTCGCTACCAACAAGCGGGCTTAATATTCCTGCTACATATCGTATTTATGCAGGACTTACAGTAGCTGCTGGCGGTACAAATATTGCGATTGCAGTTTCAGCGTTTGGCGGGGATTACTGATGAACTCATTGCAGCCTTCGGCTTTCAATCTAGCGCCTCCGCCGACGCTGCAATGGCAGCCGGTAAGGAGTGCAAACTTTCTTGCAATCGCTGGAAGATCCTATCCGGTTGATACGACTTCTGCGGCCATTACCGTCACGCTGCCGTTAAATCCAAACCCTGGCGATCAGATTACGCTGACCGATTACGCGGGGACGTGGGGTACGAATAACCTGACGGTGAATCCAAATGGCTTGAAGATAAACGGTAGTGCATCAAATTTTCAAATAAAAACCAATCGTCAATCGGCTCAACTTGTTTATATTGATTCGACTCAAGGATGGGTTGCTTATGGCGCAGTAAATGCTGATTTGTTGATTGGTCCTCCACCGAGCGTTGACTATCTTGTAGTTGCTGGCGGGGGCGGAACCTCAACAGCCAGCGGTGGTGGTGGGGGCGGCGAACTAAAAACAGGAACCCTATCCGTTGCCGCAGGCACAGCACTCACAGTCACAGTTGGTGGTGGCGGCACTGCAAACACGGGCCTTGCAAATCAAGGCGGCGTAGGAACAAATTCGGTATTTTCAAGTATTACCGCAACCGGCGGCGGTAGGCCAAATGCGTATAACCCTTCGGGACTTTGGAGCGCAGGCGCTACATCTGGAAATAGCACCGCAGGCGGTTCAGCGTTTGGGTCAGGAGGCGGCGGTGGCGGTGGAAACGGCGGGGCTGGAGGGAATGGAGGGAGTCCAGGTGGTGGTAATGGTGGGGCAGGTACACAAGGGCCGTCTTACGCATCTTCTTACGGCGGCGCTGGGCCTGGGGGTTCTCCAGCAACAGGATATTTTGCAGGTGGTGGAGGCGGTGGCGCAAATCCCAGTACTGGCGGGACGGGTGGAACAGGCGGTGGTGGAGTAGGTGGTTCTGGAAGCAATGTAAATAATGCCGTTGCGGGGGGTACTAATACAGGTGGCGGCGGGGGTGGCGGTGCAGGAGGTACTACTTCGGCAGGTGCGCAAGGCGGCTCTGGCGTTGTCATAATTTCTTACCCTACCACTTATGCCGCAGCAACGTCAACCACAGGCTCACCAACTGTGACCATAAGCGGTGGGAATCGTATCTATGCTTGGACCGGCAACGGCTCCATCACATTCTGAAATGAACATTCATAACTTATTTCCGTTGCCTGTTGCATTTTTTAACCGTCCGGTGACTGATGAAGAGGCTGTCTTCGTCAAAGGCTTAGAAACGAGAGCTAATACGGGCAATACAACCTCAACAAACAACTTTGTGCTTAAGAGCATGACACCGTTGAGGTCGTGGATTGAGGACTGTGTGTCGGATTACTTTAAGGCTACGACTGCGCCTAAGCACAACGTGAATCTAAAGATCACACAATCTTGGGTAAATTACAGCGACCCTGGTCAATACCACCACAAGCACGCTCATCCTAATTCGTTTGTTTCAGGGGTCTATTACCTTCAGACCAATCCTGATGACAGGATATATTTTTACAAAGACCAATATCAGCAGATTAAATTCCCAACAGACAACTGGAACGCATACAACTCGGAGTCTTGGTGGTTTGAAGCTGAAGCTGGAAAGCTAATTCTGTTTCCTTCATCACTGACGCACATGGTTCCTACCGTGCAGGGTGATGTCACAAGAATAAGTCTTTCGTTTAATACGTTTCCGGTTGGTATGGTCGGAGAAGAAATGGACTTAACTGGATTAAAGTTGGAGGCGTAATGGCTCACTTTGCAAAATTAGATCAAAACAATGTAGTGCTTGAGGTGCATGTCGTTCATAACAACGAACTCCTTGACCAGAACGGCCAAGAGCAAGAATGGAAAGGTGCATGGTTTTTACAGAACTGGTCAGGTGGTTACCCGCACTGGAAGCAAACATCGTACAACGGCAATTTTCGCAAAAACTACGCAGGTATTGGTTATACATACGACCCACAGAGAGACGCGTTTATTCCACCAAGGCCTTACCCCAGTTGGGTACTGAACGAACAAACATGTCTCTGGGAGCCGCCCGTTCCTATGCCTAGCGAAGGTATGTACCAGTGGGATGAAACCGCAGTTAATTGGGTTGAGGTGCAAGCATGACCACAAAGATCACATCCGCAAACATTACCCAATCAGGCACTTCTGGTATATCAAGTGTCTCGTGGCAAGCAGTACAGACGACTGGGTTTACAGCGGTTGCTGGTAATGCTTATCCCTGCGATACGACCTCAGCGGCTTTTACGGTAACGCTACCTGCAAGTCCTGCTGCGGGGAATGTGATTACGCTGACCGATTACGCGGGGACGTTTGGAACGAACAACCTTACGATCAATCCTAATGGCCTAAAAATTCAAGGCGAAACAGCAAACAAAATCATTTCGAAGAGCAATAACTCTGTAAATCTTGTCTACATTGACTCGACAAGAGGATGGCTTGTAGATGGCGCTGTGACATTTTCACCGTTTAATCCCCCACCTTCAACTGTGGAGTATTTAGTGGTTGCTGGTGGTGGGGGCGGCGGCAATGGAAGTAATGTGGTACACGGTTCGGGTGGTGGCGGAGCAGGAGGGTATCGTTCAAATGTTACTGGCGAAAGCTCAGGTGGTGGGGCTTCAGCAGAGGCCATTTTTAATGTAACGCCATCAACTTCTTATACTGTTACGGTTGGAGCAGGCGGGGCTTCAAATTCGATTGGAACGTCATCAGTTTTTAGTACCATAACCTCTATTTATGGAGGAGCTGGCGGAGGGACAGCACAAGCAAGCAATGGCGGGTCAGGTGGCGGCGCTAAAACCAATACTTCAAGCAATACTGTTGGGCTGGGAACTGCTAATCAAGGATACAGTGGCGGTTCTAATACTACCGCATCTCCTTTTCGTGGTGGTGGCGGCGGAGGCGCTGGAGCAGTTGGCACTAATGGATCGTCGCAAGCAACCGCTGGTAATGGCGGAATTGGGGTTGTTTCGTCAATTACCGGAACATCTCTAACACGAGGCGGCGGTGGGGGGGGTGGCGCCTCACTTAGCGCGTCTGCTGGAACAGGAGGTTCTGGAGGCGGTGGTAACGGAAGTGGCTCTGGAGTTGGTTCGCCGGGAAGTTCAAACACAGGCGGCGGAGGTGGCGGAGGCTACGAAGGCTCAAACGGGGCAGGGGGTAACGGCGGCTCAGGCGTTGTCATCATTGCTTATCCAAATACATTTGCAAACCTCGCATCTATCGGTGTTGGCCTAACATACACCCTCGACACAACCACACGTTCAGGTTACAAGGTTTACACATTCACTGCCGGTACTGGCACGATTAGCTGGTAAGGAGTAACAAGTGGCTCACTACGCACTACTAGACAGAAACAACGTTGTTGTTCAGGTCATCACAGGCAAAGACGAGAATGAAGGCATCTACGATTGGGAATTGTTCTACACGCAAGAAACCCGATTGCAAGCCAAACGCACGAGCTACAACACGCAGGGCGGTGTTCATACGTTAGGCGGCACTCCCTTCAGAAAAAACTACGCAGGCATCGGCTACACCTACGATCCCCAACGAGACGCTTTTATCCCACCAAAACCAACGCCAGACGCAGTATTAGACGAAGCAACTTGCCAGTGGATTGTTCCTATGGCAGCAGATTCAATTGGAGCCGATTCAGTATGAATATCAAATTAGAGTTGACACTTGATGAAGTGAATAAAGTGCTGACGGCACTCGGTCGCTCATATCTTTACATTGACATCGTAACCACGATTGACAAGATCAAAGAGCAAACCGTTCCGCAGATTCCATCCCCTGAAGAAGCAGCGCAGTCTTAATTATCGTATATCACTCATCATGCACGATTTAAAAGTTATTCCTGAAGTCGAGGCGAGACTTGCAAGTCATGAGCAGATTTGTGCTCAACGATATGAAAACATCGAAAAGCGTTTTGACGATGGCTCCAAACGCATGCAAAAGATTGAGTACCTGCTTTACATCACGATTGCTGCCGTCCTCTTAGGGCCTGGCGTTGCTGCAATGTTCGTGAAAAAATTGCTGGGTATCTGATGTGGCTTGGTCAGATGTTCTTAAGGCCGTCATCCCTATCGTAGTGGCTGCGCTTGCTTGGCTCTTAGGGCAGGTTGCATCTTTCTCTGAACGGCTCACGAAGATTGAAGGGCAGATGCCAGCTTTGATTACGAAGGAAGGTACGCCCACTGACAGCCCAATCAGCGCCGAGCGACGCGCCATTCAAAAAGAGCAGTTGATGACACACATCAACGAACTACAAGTCAAAGTACGGCTGCTTGAGGAGCGTGAGCGTATTGCCAAAGGAGGCAAGTAATGTTTGAGTTACTTGGTGGCGGCTTAATGGGTTCTATCTTCGGCGGTTTGTTCAGGCTTGCCCCAGAAGTCCTTAAATTCCTTGATAAAAAGAACGAGCGGCAACACGAGTTATCCATGTTCCAACTCCAGACCGACCTTGAGAAGATGAGGGGCGAGTTCAAGATGGAGGAGAAGTATGTCGATTACTCGATACAGCAAATGGATACGATCAAGGAGGCATTTAAGGAACAGGCCGCAACAGCAAAAGAGGCTGGCTGGTTCGCTTCTTTTATCACTGCTGTTACCCGCCCCGGTCTTACTTGGATTGCTTTTGGTGTTTATGTGGCCGTCAAGGCTGCTGGGCTAACGATTGCTTTTCAGAGTAACGCCAACTGGGCTGAGGTCTTAACCAAGAGTTATGACGAGGATGACTTCGCCATGCTCAACATGATGCTGACGTTCTGGTTTGTAGGACGATCAATTGAAAAGTACAACAAGTCGTGAACGAGGCCAAGAAGCTTTGCAAGGATGTACTGATAAAGCCCTTTGAGGGGCTTGCAAAGCGTCTGCCTGATGGCCGTGTGACTGCTTATCCCGACCCTGGTACTCGTGGACATCCTTGGACCATAGGATGGGGCGCTACCGGACCAGACATCAACCCCGATACGATTTGGACGATGGAGCAGTGCGAGGATGCGCTGGATCACCATGTGGAGTATTTTGTTCGTGGTTTGGTAAAGATGTCGCCAAACATCCAGAAGGCTCTTCCAAGACGCATTGCCGCTGTGACTAGCTGGGTCTACAATTGTGGCCTAGGGAACTACCGGGTTTCCACATTCAAAAAGCGTATTGATGCGGGGGATTGGGATGGTGCAGCCGATCAGTGCATGTTGTGGAACAAAGCTGCTGGCAGAGTCCTTCCTGGGCTTACCCGCCGACGTGCGGCTGAAGCCGCGCTGATGAGGTGACGAATGCCATTAGTCAAGACGCTTTATAAACCTGGGGTCAATAAAGAGAATACCCGTTATACTAATGAGAACGGATGGTATGTCTCTGAGAAGGTTCGTTTTCGCCAAGGTACGCCCGAGAAGATTGGCGGTTGGGTACGCATATCGCAGGCCACATTCTTAGGTATTTGCCGATCACTTTGGAACTGGGTGACGCTTGGCAACGCAAACCTGCTTGGTGTAGGTACCAATCTAAAGTATTACATTGAGCAGGGTGGTGCGTATTACGACATCACGCCTATACGCAAAACGGAATCTGTTACGTTTTCAGCAGTAACAGCATCGCCATTCTCATCAACCATTACAGTGACTTGCGCTAATCATGGCGCGATATTAGGTGACTTTGTTACCTTCTCAGGGGCTGTGTCCTTGGGCGGAAACATCACGGCACCGGTACTGAATCAGCAGTATCAAATTACCTCTGTACCCACGGCTAATACGTTTACCTTTACGGCGACGGATCCAGCTACTGGGGCTACGGTTACATCAAATGCCTCAGATGTTGGTAATGGTGGCGGATCTTCCCTTGGCGCATTCCAAGTCAATACGGGTCCTGGCGTTGCTCAGGTTCCGTTGGTTGGATGGGGTGCAGGCGCATGGGGTTCTGGATCATGGGGTGTAACGCCACAAGTCACAGATCCGTTACGCATTTGGAATGCAAACAACTGGGGCGAGGATCTGGTATACGGACCACGGGCTGCTGGTCTTTACTACTGGGATGCAACGGGCGGCCTGACTTCTAGAGGTGTTGCGCTAAATAGTCTTGGTGGAACGGTAACGCTAACGATTGCTGGCCCATGTGTCGTGACGTTTGGCGTTGTCCTTTCAGAAGGTACGGCAGTATCGTTTTCCACCACAGGCGCATTACCTACTGGCCTCACGGCTGGTACGACGTATTACTTGCGTAACGTATCAGGCTTGACAGCCAATCTTTCTGCAACGCCAGCAGGCGCTTTGATTACAACATCAGGGTCACAATCAGGTACGCAATCCATGGTTTTGGAGGATGTGCCTAAATATCAGTACTCGCTGTTGGTATCAGATGCGCTGAGATATCTCATGGTCTTTGGTTGTAATGACATCGACTCATCTGTTGTAGATCCCATGCTCATTCGTTGGTGCGATCAAGAGTCCTTGGTTGACTGGCGTCCGGCTGCCGCGAATACGGCGGGATCTATCAGGCTGTCTCATGGTTCGCAAATCATCACGGTGCAGCAGCAGCGCCAAGAGATCCTTGTTTGGACAGACTCAGCTTTGTTCTCCATTCAGTACCTTGGAGCGCCGCTGGTATGGGGTTCACAAATACTGGCGGATAACACATCCATTATTGGTCCCAACGCTACGGCGGTTGCATCTGGCGTTACGTACTGGATGGGCGTCGATAAGTTCTATCTCTATAACGGGCGGGTGCAAACGCTGAATTGTGATCTGCGCCGGCATGTATTCAATGACATAAACAGATTCCAAAACTTCCAGGTCTTTGCAGGAACGAACGAAGGATTCAATGAAGTCTGGTGGTTCTATTGTTCAGCAAACTCAACCACTGTAAACAGATACGTTGTTTATAACTACTTGGAAAACATCTGGTATTACGGTTCTATGGCAAGGACGGCGTGGAGCGACTCTGGCATCCGTCAGTACCCGCAGGCCGCAACATATAGCTACAACATTGTTGACCATGAGCGCGGTGTAGACGACAACGAGAGTGGTACAGCTACTGCTATTAATGCTTATATAGAGTCAGCAGAGTTTGATATCCAAGATGGACATAGCATGGGTTATGTCTACAGGATCTTGCCTGACATTACCTTTGAAGGATCAGAGGCGACATCACCGGCGGTTACGATGACGCTGATACCGATGATGAACTCTGGTTCTGGTTACAACAACCCGCAGTCAAATAGTGGGTCATCATCTGCGCCGGTTATTCGTACATCAACAACGCAAATTGAACAATTCACTGGGCAGGTTTACGTGCGCGTCCGCGGGCGGCAGATGATCTTCAAAGTGGAGTCAAATCAATTAGGTTGTACGTGGCAATTAGGCGCCCCAAGAATTGATATCAGGGCGGACGGCCGGGCAACAGGACAGGGCGCATGAGCTTAATTGTCACAACGGATTACGAACTTACAAGGATCGCAGCGCCAAGCCTACCGTTAGCGCCGAACGAATACTCTGCGTTTTACCAAGACCAGTACAGCAATGTCTTGCGTCTGTATTTCAACCGTCTTGACAATTTTCTGGCAAATCTTATGGCAACTACTTCAACGATCCCGGTTACGCTGCCGGGCACTTACTTCGATGCCTTTGGCCGCCAGCGTGTAAGTCAGCCATACACATTATTTGATAGCCAAAACAGATACGCTGCTGATAATCAATTTGATGTTGCCACGACGGGTACCGGGACGACATCGTTCCTAACCAACGAAGCTTCCGTAAAGATGGAAGTCACTGGCGCTGGTGTTGGCTCAGTCATTCGTCAGTCGTATCGTTCATTTCCATATCAGCCTGGTAAAGGATTATTGGTACTTGCAACCTTTGTCATGGATAGCAGCACCAGCTCTAATCTCACGCAACAGGTTGGTTACTACAACGATCAGAATGGTGTGTTCTTCAAGCGTAATGGATCGACCAATTCATTTGTCCTGCGGTCTTATGTGACAGGTACGGTATCGAATGCCAGGACGGTAAACCAAGCGGATTGGAATGGTGACAAGCTAGACGGCAATGGGGCGTCAGGTCTAACGTTAGATACG